TCAAGAAAAATATAACTAACGATATTCACTTTCTTTTTATCTTTGACATCACCGCTGAATAAATTCATAGTTTTACTTCTCAATAAGTCACGTTCAAACTTATGAACCATGATAGGTCTTTTATAATGCACAGGATATTTCAACCGCTTGAAGCAATTCGGATCTCCGAATCCACTCATTCCTGATTTATCACCAAGGTATGTTCCGTCAGCACTAGTAACTGGATCGATATAATTCATCCACTCTTCAAAGAGTCTAAGAATTTTGTATTCTGTATCGACGTAAAAAGTCAAATCAAAATCAGTATAGATTCTGCGATTGGGAATACGCTCAATGATGCCTTGGCGTGCTCCTTGCAATTCCATTACATCAAATGCTGATCCGGGAAGGGTAGCATCTGAACAAAAGAAATTAAAATTATCAGTTCTATTGTATTCATCAAATACATTTGAATTTAAAAGATGACCCTCAACTGCCTCACCAAGTGAAGCACCTGAAGAACTCAGTCCAAGATTGACCATGAACTGTGAAGTATTCGTAAGTCCGCCAAACTTTTGTTGTACGTCTTGAAGTCTTGTATAAAACTGCTGGGGATCTGGAGCAGACATCTAAATACATTTAAACTACTTATATACTATGTATGCCGTATAGCGGAAGATATTTACCAAGTCACCCAGAAAAGTACAAAGGTAACCCTAGAGACATTGTTTATCGTTCTCTTTGGGAAAGAAAATTTATGAGTTACTGTGATTTGACTGAAGCAGTGAATGAATGGCAGTCAGAAGAATTCTGGATACCATACATCTCCCCTGTGGATAATCGAATGCATCGTTACTATCCTGACTTCTTCATTAAGTACACCGATAAGTATGGCACACAACGTCATCAGGTTATAGAAATCAAACCAAAGAAACAGGTGGCGAAACCAACTACAAATCCCAAGCGTCGAACAAAAGCATGGGCAAATTCTGTGAAGACTTGGATGATCAATCAAGCAAAATGGAAAGCAGCAAAAGAATTCTGTGCTGACCGTAACTATGAATTTAAAATTATGACTGAAGATGATCTAGGTATCAAGTAATGGCAATTAGACTTAGAGGTTTCTACGGACTCAAAAATAAAAGACTCACTGGTGTAAATCCTAGGACTAGGAAATATTATCATACCAAATATGAGTTGACTGAGATTGCAAGAAATCTTGGTCTTAAAAACTACTCAAAATATAATCAGAAGGATCTAGCAGAGTATATTGAGGGGAGTAAGAGTTACCAACGATCTAGTCACGCAAAAGAAGTAGGTGTCACACCAAAGATAAGAACATTACCAGAACTATCTGAAGATGAAATCTTTGAAGTTAGTGATAGTCATAAAACTATTGGTGAAAGAATCAAAGAAAGAGCAGAGGGTTTAGAAGATGCAGATTGGTATGCAAATGAACTATTTGCTGAACTGAATGAATATGGAGAGCAAAGATTTCCAAAGTTAGGTGAGATGTGTTTCTTTTCATATGATGCGGCATATCCAGAACAATACCCATGGTACGATACAAGACCGTTAGTATATGTTCTTGAGTATCAAGAGGACAAATTACTAGGTGCAAACGTTCATTATCTGAATCCAAGTTATCGTGATGCAGTTGCAGGATCACTAATAAATAAATACGGAGAACGACTACCAAAGAAAACTATACATAGTTACTTCTTTTCAAATATGGGAGACATCTATGTTCTTCCACCATCTTCAGCAGAGTATGCCAGTGTAGCAGAACTCATAACTGAGAAATTTGTTGATAAATATGGTACATACGTGGATCCACATATGGTCTGGGACAGCATCTAAATGTCAGTAGCACTAGAAAGACAATACGTACAATGGAACGCAGCAGCAATCAAAGGTTCTGCTACGTTAAGGTTGAATGAAACCTATGTGAAAGATAATACAGGACAGACGTATGAACTGAGATACGATCCCAACAGTGGAACAAGTGCAATTGTTGGATACAAGGAAGTACAAGTAAAAATTGGTTTTGATGACGACTTTGGAGATCTGTATAGAAAGGAATATCAAACAGTAGTTTTATTTGAATCTACTCCATCTGGTGGAACTTTTACTGAACAAGGAAGAGCATTATTAGACGCTGGTAACATACAAAAAATTGATGGTACTACATTTAATGAGCAAGTTCTTAGAAATACCATTCAGAATGATACACTGAGTGCATATAGAAAAACAGACGCAAGAAGAAAAGCACAAGGATATAATACTGCAGCAGTAGAAACATCAGCGTTAGCGGCTGGATCTACTGAACCACCTACGGTAGCAGTGACCGGAACTGAAGGTGGTCCAGAAAATGCGAGTGCAACAGCAGCAAATCCAGATGCAACTCCACAACCCCCTGCAGTTCCCACAGATGCTGGAGGAGATAAAAAAGATAAGCAACCAGCTGGTATTGCTGAACTTGGAATAGATGCAGTAAATAATATCTTTGATAGTGCTCTTGAAAAAATTGGATTAACAAGAGAAGATTTCAATAGAGGAGTTTTAACACAACCAACCCCAGAAGATCTTCAAAGATTAGCAGATTCGTTCTCCACTTCTGATGCAAATATCACTGCCATGGCAGGCAATGGCATTCAGTACCCACAGGATGCAATATTTGGTGGAGAACATTCACAGGACTATGTGAATATATCTCAGTGGGTTTATAAACCACCATCAGCAAATACAATCTTTAATCCAGATCCAGCATCTAATGTAATAGGAGGTGTTCAGAGACAAACTGCTCTTGCTAAAAAATTAGGTTTCGTCAAACTCCCGATGCCAAATGACGTTACTGATTCAAATAATGTCAACTGGGGTGAAGATGCAATGAATAGTTTATCTGCAGCGATTACCTCCGCAGTAACAAAAAATCCATTGGCGGTTGGTGGTGCTGCTGGTGGTGGTGCATTACTATCAGCACTTACTGGCATTCGAGGACTAGGTAGACTTGGAGCACTTGCTGCTATCTTTGGAAATGCAGGAGGAGTTGAAGGTGCCAGAGATTTACTGGGAAATCCAAACTCCCAAATGGTAATTGGAAGTGCAGTATCATCTAGACTTCTTTCCTTAGCAGGTGTCAATGTATCTCCAGAAACACTTCTTGCCAGAGGTCTGGGTGTTGTTCCAAATCAAAACATGGAACTCTTGTTTAATTCTCCGACACTGAGAACATTTGTATTCAACTGGAAACTTGCAGCAAGAAGTCAACCTGAAGCAGTAAAAATAAATAATATTCTTCGTTTCTTTAAACAAGGGATGGCAGTAAAAACTACTGCAGCGAAAGCAGGTGGATCATCATTATTATTAGGAACACCTAATGTATTCAAACTAAAATTCATGACTAGAAATGCATCGCAGTTAGCAGGTGTGGGAAGAATCAAAGAATGTGCAATTACTGGTGTAAGTGTAAACTACACACCAGAAGGGAAATGGTCAGCATATGATGACGGTCAACCATCTAGTGTTCTTATGACTTTAAGAATGCAAGAACTTGAACCTGTATACGCCTCTGATTATCTTAATGGATCAGTTCCAGTAGATGGATCTAGAGACACAGATTATGATGCAATCAGATTCCACGAGGTAGGATACTAAAATGGGATACTTTAAAGAACTTCCAGATTTACTTTATCCATCTTTGCTACCGAAATCAACTCGTAGTGATGAGAAGATAAGAGTTAAAAATTTATTTCGTAGAGCGAAAATAAGAACTGATGCCAATGGTCTCACACTTACACAGTTGTACCAAGTTCCAGAAGGTGAACGTCCTGAGATGACTGCGGAAAAATTATATGAAGACCCAGAATTGGATTGGATAATCTTGACCGTAAACAATATTACCTCAGTAAGAGATCAATGGCCTCTAACTAATGATGAGTTACAGAATTACCTATTAGAAAAATATGGTTCTCAAGCAGCACTTACAGAACCACACCATTATGAAACAAAAGAAATTAGGGATACGTTTGGTAGAGTGGTTCTCAATAAAGGATTGATTGTAGATGAGAATTTTACATTTACATATTCCAGTAATACCGGAACAGAGATTACAGATCAAAATGCTTCAGGGCCTGTTTCTAACTTTGTGTATGAAACAATTGAGAATAATAAAAAGAGACTGATTAATGTATTGAAAAGAGAATTTCTTTCAGTTGCCACTTCAGATCTTAGAGAGATCATGACATATGGTCCTTCATCACAATTCATCACTGACAAACTGAAAGATACATACAATCCTAGAATCACAGGGGTATAAAAAAACCCGCCTTGCGGCGGGTAGGTGATCAGGAGTTGACCAGTTTAGCAAAGTAGTTGAGGGAGTCATCCTCCTCTTCTGTATTGCTAGAACTTGATGCCATGATGTCTGGATCATTGAAAGATGACTTACTACGACCTTCACTTAGATCTTCGTAGTTAGTTGTGGGTTCAGAGTAGTCACCACGACGCTCACGTTCCCACTGTGCTTCTTCTTGCTGAGTCTCAGGATCTTGCATCTTAGGAGTACCCTTGTTACCAAGAGCATAGTCAAGACGCTTCTTCAAATCATCATAGGACTTGAAGTTCTTAGGATCAAGGAACTCATTCAGATCATAGAGATTGTTATAGATCTTTTCCAGTTTCTCATCGTCGTCGAAGAGAGCACTAGGACGTGCAAACTCGCTGCTGTCATAGTTCTGGTAACCAGCAACACGACGGATCTTCAGTTTGAAGTTAGCACCACTCCAGAAATCAAAAGGATTGATGGGTTCTTCATCAGCGAAGTCAGGTTTCATTGCTTCCATGATCTTGTCATGGATCTTCTTACCATACTTGTAAAGGAATACTTTACCTTCGTTCTCAGGATTGGCAGGATCGTTTACAACAAAGATGTTGCTGTAGTAGGACAGTTTGCGCTTTTGCTTACGTGCCTGTTCCTTACCTGCATCGGTGCCGTTGTTCCAAAGTGTAGAGTTATACTCAGACACAGGACACTTCTGTCCAAGACTGGTCAGAGAATTCTCAATGAACCAACCGCCAGGGCCTTGGAAAGCGTGAGTGTAGACTCGTGCCCACGGAAGTTCACAACCTTCGGGTTCTGGCAGGAAGCGAATCACAGCGTAACCATTACCAGTCTTATCAACTGATGGTTTCCAGATACGCTCGTCTGCACCGTTACCTTTCTCGTTCAGTTTCTCAACAGACTTGATCAGTTTCTCAGTCAGGGAACCGGTGCGGGATTGCTTTTTAAGATTTGCGAAAGACATAGGATTGTTAGGATAGTTAGGATGAATTAGGATTCGTTGGATAACGACAGGTCTATTATAGGGTATGAATCCCTACCTGTCAAGGGATTTTTCTAAGTCCTGGATGGTCTCATCCAGTTTTTCAAAGAACTTGTCCATACCATCAAGTTCGCTGTAACCGAACATCTTGGCAGCCTCAAGAACTTTATTCTTAATCATGACGGCATCAGGATCATCAGACAGAGACACACGGAAGAAAAACAATTTCTGTTTCTCTAAGAATGCCTTGAGCAATCTAAGATGATCTTGCTTTTGTTCTTTTGAGTATGTACCAATTAAGTACATATCTTTGGCAAGTTGCTGTTGCATTTTTTCAAGGTCTATGACCGTATCACGTACCATTTCAGAGTCAAAAAATCCGCTCATATTACTTGCTCTCTTAGAACTTGCTTGTACTTGGTTACATCAATATTTAGGAAGGGTTTATATTTTTTGATTTTCAAACTGACGGTTTCCCACACAGGATCTATCAGTTTACTATCAAAGTCTTTTGTATATTCTAGAATCATATCTAGAATTACCATTGTCTCAATAGACAAAGCACCCTGAAGATACTTCTTCAGTATCTCAGGGTGTGACTGTCCCTTCACAGTGAACAACTGTTGGAATGTTTCTTTGTGACAGAAAACTTCAATCTCAGTTTTAAACAAATAACCTAAACCTTGGAATCTCTTTGCCCAAGATTTATAGTTATCTTCTCCGGTGTTGATGATCTCACCAATCCATAGACGGTCTGGGTCATCACACTCAACAAAATTTGCTAGAAAGTATTCTTTGATCTCATCATCAGTTTTCTTTCTAGACATGCGCTCAAAAAAGTAACGATCTTTACGATTGTTATATGCTTGAACAGATGCTTTGGATTTACCAGAATATTTGAAGTAACTGTAACTCTCTTTTGTAAAATGATTTTTGAATGCTAAGTATGTTTTGTATACATCAATTGGTGTCATCATCAAAATTAAAAATCACAATGGAAGTTTTGCTCTGGTGGTTTTCTTCAGAAAGTTAAGGTGAATTGCATCACGCTTAAGTTTTTCTTTGAGTGGTTTTGAAATCAATTTACCAACTGATTCCATTTCGATTTTATTCTCCTCACAAAATGTAAGGATGGCGTCGATATAATTAAAGTTGTAAGTCTTGACTAGACTTTCAATCTCCTGTGCAAACTTTGCTTGACACAGGAATTTTTCCTTGATTAAATCGTCAACTTGATTCTCCATAGGCTCCTGTTTTGTATTCGACAAACTTCTTGATGTATTCTGTGAGAAGTTTAATATAGTGACCCTTGTTTGTTTTTTCGTAGACAACACATTCTCCATTTTCAGCGACCATAATTGTAACAAGTTTTTTAACTGGGATACCAGTCATTTCATAATACATGCAAGCATACGCAGTCTCTTGCACGAAGTAGTTTTCAATCCATTCTTCGGGTTTGATCTTGGTCGAGGTCT